GCTCGCGCTGCTTTTGAAAAGGCTGTAACTGATGCGGTTGTGGCGGCTGATGCAACCGTTTTGATGGTTTATGACAACGTTCGTTTTACGACGCCTGGCAAGACTAAAAAATACGTTGTTATGAGCGTCAACTTCAACCGTTCAACGTTGCAAAATCAAGGCGCTGCGTCTGACTATTACAGCGGCGTGATCCAGTGCAGCGTTTACGTTCCAAAATCAGGTGGAACGTCGGCGTTGTCTGCGATTAGCGAATCTGTTATTGATGGTTTGACCTCAGTAAATGCCACTGACTATACAGATACGTTTAGCGTTTCTCCAAGAGTTATGGACGTTACTGGCCCAAGCCCTGTTGAACTGGAAGACCGAGCGCACTTTTTGGGCCTTATTTCTTGTCAATTTACTGCAGTCGTGTAGTATATTGATCGAAACGGCATTGATTTATGCGGGCCACCGAACTGCTTCGGAACAAGTTTGGCGTTAGCCAGCTTTACAAGTACGAGGTAAAAGATGGAGACGAAGTGGTGCTTGAGGTGTTTTGGCATCCTCTTACCATTACAGAGCGTGAATCGATCCAAAAAAAAGTCGATGCTGGGGAGGGCAACGATTTTGCATTGGGCCTAATGGTCGAAAAAGCTTTGGACGAAGACGGTCGTCGCATTTTCCAAGACGGAGAAATAGCTTCTCTTAAAAACGCTGTTGCTGCTTCTATCCTTCAAGACATTCAGCTGGCAATGCTGTCTTCGGGTACAGAGCATAAGGTGGAGGAAGCGAAGGCAGACCTTAAAAGCAAGTAACGACTGGTATTTTATTTTCTTCTTAGCGAAAGAGCTGGGCATGACAGTTGCTCAGCTTTCGCGTGATTTGACGCAAGAAGAGCTGGTCGGCTGGGCTGCTTACTTTGAGCTGTATAACGAGCAGCAAGAAAAGGCAATTGAAAGCGCGAAAGCAGGGAAAGGAGCGCGAACGATGGGTGGGCGGTAGACTGGAGCGCAAGGCTCTACGTGTTTCGCTGTGGCTAACTACAACGTAGATATTTATCTGAAGCTAGTAACGCAAGAGGCTGAACGTGCACTTAAGAGTTTTGAAAATAAATTAAGTCGCGTAGAGAATAGACAACAGCGCTTAAACACAGCGGCTAATAGGCTATTTGGAGTTGGAGGCACAGGCAGAGCCGGGGCTGGCGTAGGAGCTGGAGTAAAGGCTTCTCCAGGTAGAAGCGCAAACGATTTAAGCAGAGAAGCGAGGGTGCTTGGGCAGGCTGACGAGCGACGTATAGCTGCAAACAGGTTAATTAGAGCGTTAAATTTAAAACAGCTAGAGGATGCCCGAAAATTACAAAAAATAAAAACAGAGATAAATAAAGTACAGCAAATAAAAAACGATCAATTAGAAAGAGAGTTTAGACTAAGGCAAAAAAATTTAAAAGCGGCAAGAAGGCAAAGAACCGCAGCGGAAGAGCAGTTAAAAACAGACGCTGACAAAGCTCGTGCAGCTAATGAACGAAACCGAAATAGAGGGCTTCAATCAGCAGCGCTTGGCGTTGGTTTTCCGCTGCTATTTGGCGGTGGGGCGGGATCAATTGCTGGCGGCCTGTTAGGCAGCGCAGGCGGCTTTGGCGGTCAAATCCTTGGCAGTGCTATAGGCGCTCAGCTAGATGCGTTTTTTGGCAACCTTGTCAAAATAGGCAACGCTTTTAAAGATCAAGATCAAATTTTATCTACACTTATAGATCAAAATTTAATTTACAACAGAGAGAAACGTAAAGAACTAGAAAGCCTAGAAAAAGCTGGTCGCTCTACACTTGCAAATGCAAGAGCGTTACAAGCTTTTGATGAAGCTTTTGGCATTGGTTCCGCAAATCAGCTAAGTGAGTTTGCTAGTGAAAGCGAAAAATTTGGGAAAATAATATCTGATTTAACAACTGAGCTAGGGATTTTTGTTGCAGGCCCATTAACAGAATTTTTGCGTAGATTAAACGCTCCTGTTCAGCTAGATAAAGCTAGAGATCGCGCAAGGAATATAAGATTAGCTGTTGCTACGCAAAGAGCAAGTGCTCAAGGCGTATCAACAGAAACAGATTTCTTAGGCATGGTCAATGATAAATTTTTTAAAGTAATAGGCAACGTAGAAAAAGAATATAACGAGCGTTTGCGTGAGTTAGTGACCGAGCAGCAACGTTTGTTAGGAAGAAATGTACTTACAAAAGAAGAGCAAGCCAGAATATACGAAAAAGTAACAAAAGAATTTAGCGGTCAGCTGGCTGTTGATTTCTCTGAAACGCAGAAGCTTTTGAACACTATTGAAAGCTCAAATGATAAACTAGAAAGATTATCAGTGTATAAAAGTGTTTTACAGATTACTGAGCAGTTTAGAAATACTAGCGAGAAAGCTGACAAAGCTCGTGAGCAAGCATTAGATGTTGTAGAGGCAGGCGAAAAAAGAGTAGCTGATCTGCGATTAGCTTTAGAGCGCAAAGTCGAAGATATGCGGCTAAAAACAATAGCCGTAGAGAACCGGATATTAGATGAGCAGGCCAAGCAGCGTATTCAGGGTTTAAAAAATGAATTAGATGGCAGTGTTACTAGCTTTGCTTTAAGCTTGTCCGCCTCTGACCCGGCGGCTGGCTTAAAAATTAAATTAGCAGAGGCTGCTGCAAAATTTGAACTATCGCTTGTTGAGGCTGAAGAAAAGCGCAGCAAAATACAAAGAGACGCAGCATTAAAGCAAAAACAATTTCAACTTAGTATTTTACGTTTGCGCTTAGACACAGAGGCAACATTATCTGAAATTCAAATAAAAACTGCAGAGCAGGTCGAAAAAATAAAAGCAAACGGACGTGCTACCGATTCCGTATTCGCTGAAGGTAAGTTTGGAATGGAAAAAGCTATGGCTAAATTCCGACTAGACGTTATTGAAGCTGAAGCCGCTTTGCAAAAAATTCGCCTGGGAAGCCTTGCTGATCAAGGGTCTCTAAAGAAATATTTTGAATTATTAAACAAAGTGATTTCAAAAAGTAAAACATTTATAGAGCAAGCAAAGCCGCCTCAAAACTTAGAGCAGGCAGCGAATGTTTCTACAGGCGTTGGCAGCGTGTCTACCAGTGCTTTTCTAGAGCAGGCTAAGCAGCTTCAAGCAGCAGAAAAGCGCTTGAAAGAAGCATATTTAAAAGGAACTGATACAGATGTACAGCAAGCCGGACTTGAACTTGTTAAAACCTTAGAACAGCAGACACTTAGTATTAAGAGACAGGAGACGCCTTTAAAGCAACGAAATGAAGACTTGAAAAAATCAAAAGAAATAAGCAGGTTAATTGCGGAAGGGTTTAAAAAAGAAGATGCTAGCGCTATCTACGCAGCTAATGCAGCTTATGCAGAAAGAAAAGAACTTTTAGACACTAACTTGGCTGTTGCCACTATGTTCCGAGACAGACTTGAGTCTTTAGGCAATGCAGAAGGAGTTACAAGATTAAACAGCCTTATCGGAACTCTTAAAACTCTTATAGGGGAAACGAATCAAGAAGCAGCAAAGCTTCAAGACTCGTTCCAAAAAATAAGTGATGTAGAAAAACTTGGTCTTGACGTCGCTGGGATAGCTCTTAACGGCATAGTTGATACATTGACAGTCGGGATTACTGAAGCGGACAAGTTTGGTGAGTCATTGCAAGAAATGACTAAGAGTATTTTGGTAGCAATAAGCAAGGCGTTAATCCTGTTCTCGATTCAGCAAGCGCTAAGTGCGTTAGGCGGTGGAGAGGACAACACTCAAGGAGTTTTCTCTTTTCTTAGCAGAGCACTTAGCGGCAAAGCGCTTGGCGGTCCTGTTTCTGGCAACCAGCCCTATTTGGTTGGAGAGCGTGGGCCTGAGCTGTTCGTTCCAGGCGCTCAAGGCAACATTGTTCCGAACAATGCAATGGGCGGCGCTAACGTAACTGTGAACGTCGATGCCTCTGGTTCTAGCGTTGAAGGCGATTCTGAACAAGCAGGACAACTCGGCAAAATGCTTGGCGCTGCTGTTCAGGCAGAGTTGATCAAACAGAAACGTCCTGGAGGCTTACTTGCATAATGGCAACCTTCCCTTCAATCAATCCTGCTTACGGCATTCAAAAATCAAGTGCGCCAACAACTCGCACGGTGCGTTTTGGTGATGGCTACGAGCAACGTCTGAGTTTTGGTTTGAATCAAAACCCAAAGTCATACAGCTTGACTT